AAGAAATTAGAGAGATACTAGATGAGGAGGGTGTTACTAATAATTGGCTTATTGAGCGTTATAAAACAATAGCAGATCTTGCAGAAAGTGATACTGCAAAGCTTAGATCGCTTGATAGCCTTGCTAAAATATCTGGTCTATTCGACACAGATGAAACAAAATCTGAACAAGTTACGATTTGGTCAGGTTTTTCACCTGAACAGCTAGAGGAGGTCAAGAAACATGGCAAACCAGAACTTATCGCACATGCCGAAAGAAACAAAGAAGAAGAGTCTAAATGATCCATGTCCAATATGCAATAAAGAATTGTATTTAGATTCTAAATATACGCAAAGAATTGGTATTTTGGATGATTTTGATGAAATAGATGGGTGGATGTGCCCACATTGCAAATCTGAATTTGACAATGAGAATCATTTAACAAAATTTTTAGGAACAAATGGAACAAGAGGTGAAGCATAATGAGTGATAAACCAATATATGATAAGCCTAGGCCAAAAAGCTTAGGAAAGCCAAAAAAGTTATCATCATCACAGAAGTCTAAAGCAAAATCTATGGCTAAAAAAGGAGGAAGGCCGTATCCTAACATGGTTGACAACATACGTGCTGCCAAGATGGAAGATGGAGGATGTATACCAGTTATGGATGCTAGAAATAGAAGTCAAAAATATGAAGAAGGTGGTAAAGTGACCTCTGCATGGCAAAGAAAAGAAGGTAAAAATCCAGAAGGTGGCTTAAACGAAAAAGGTCGTAAATCTTATGAAAAAGAAAACCCTGGATCAGACTTAAAAGCACCACAACCTAAGGGTGGCAGTAGAAAAAAATCATTTTGTGCTCGTATGACTGGTATGAAAAAGAAGCTTACAAGCAAAAAAACTGCTAATGATCCTAATAGCAGAATTAATAAAGCATTAAAAAAATGGGAATGTTAAAATGATAGATTTAAAGAGTGTAGTTGAGAGAATATGTGAAAACGAGGGGTTCAAATCTAAACCATATCGTTGCACAGAGGGAGTATGGACTTTAGGTCACGGCATAACGTACCTTACAGAAGAAGAATCAAAAAAAATTGTTGCTGGGCGTACAGGCAACAAGCATTTGGTGTTAGGTGAAAAGCTTGATTGGTATGAAACCCTTCCTCCAAGCGTTCAAGGAGTAGTTTTAGAAATGTGTTTTCAGCTAGGCACTACAGGAATGTTAAAATTTAAAAAAATGATAGCTAATATGAAGAAAAGAGATTGGGAAAGTGCTGCTGAAGAGATGAAAGATTCACTTTGGTATCGTCAAACTAAAAATCGTTGCGAAAGATTAGCTAAGATTGTCGCTGAAGCAGAAAAGTGACAGCAGAAAATATTTTTATACTCTTAGTCGCCATTTTTGTAGCATATGAAATAGATTTAGAAAAACCAAAACCTTATCCATTAGGAGATGGAGATACGTTAATGGTAAGAGTGTTAGGATATGATTTTTGCCCAAAGCATTGTGATGTAGATCACTTTCATACAGGACATTTTGAAAATTATAATTGTGAAGAGGATGTATGTACCCATATAACAATAAACCAAAAATAGAAAAATACTTTAACTTTGTTTGGAGATGTTTAATTGCTGTAGGTTTATTCTTCGTATTTAAAGAAATAAAGTATATAGCAGATATTATAACAGGATATGTAAGAATGTTGCTTCAAACAGGAACTTTTTAGTGGCTAATTTAAATTTAAATGGAAATGTTTCTAAAAACGAGGCTCTTTTATCACAAGCGTATAATGATTTAATTACATTTGGAAAACTATTCTCTCCTCAAGACTTCCTTGCCTCTGCGACCCCTGATTTTCACGTGGAGGTAGGGAAGCTACTCATTGATAAAAAAATACAGCAATTAGGTTTAGTGCTTCCTCGTGACCACGCTAAGTCTACGTTGGCAGCTACTGGCATACTCCATAGGTTTCTTTTTGCAGAAAAAGATAAGCCTGAGTTTATTGCATGGATTGGTGAAGCACAAGACCAAGCTATAGACAATCTTTCTTGGGTTATGAACCATATTGAGCTTAATCCAGCTATAGATTATTACTTTGGGGATCTACAAGGGAACAAATGGACAAAAGCTGAGTTTACTCTTACAAACGGCTGTAGAATGATTGCAAAAGGTGCGAATCAAAGGTTAAGAGGTAAAAAACAATTATCTACTCGTTTTACAGGTATGGTTTTAGACGATTTTGAATCAGAATTAAATACTAAAACTCCAGAGGCTAGGCAGCAAATTAAGAATTGGGTAACTGCTGCTGTGTTTCCAGCTATCGATTTTGACAAAAATGGTTTTTTATGGTGTAATGGCACTATAGTCCATTGGGATTCATTTTTAAATGGATTAGTTACTGGTGCTAGAGATGCAGAGAAAAGTGGAGAAGATTATTCTTGGGATATATTTACAAGAAAAGCAATTGAAGATGGAGAGCCTATTTGGCCTTCACGTTGGCCATTAAAAAAATTAGAAGAACGTAAACAATTTTATATAGATAGTGGTACACCTGCAAAATTTTATCAGGAGTACATGAATCAAGCAAAATCGCCAGAAGATCAGATTTTTGCAGAAGAAGATATTAATAACTCGCTATACAGAGGAAATATAAGGTTTGAAGAAGAATCAAACAATTGGTACATTAAGTTCGATGATGGACACACTGAGTACGTCAATATTTATATTGGGGTCGATCCTGCTTCAACTGTTGCTAGTAGGAATGATTATAGTGTTATCATGGTTTTGGGCGTTACAGCAGAGTATGACTACTACGTTATCGAATATTGGCGTGAAAGAGTCTTACCTATGGAATGTGCTGATAAAATCTTTGAAATACTTAAAAGGTTTGACCCAGTAAGAAGGGTAAACATAGAAACTGTAGCTTATCAGGAGATGCTTAGAGATTATGTCCAAAAACGAAGTAAAAGGGAAGGATTGTTTGTTCCAGGTGTGGAGCAAGGAATTAAGGGCTATACTCAAAAAAAGAAAGATAGGTTGTTCGAGGGATTGCAGCCTATGTTCAAAGCAGGAGCTGTTCATTTGAAAAAAATTCATCACGAGTTTATAGGCGAGTTGTTAGATTTTCCAAAAGGATCGCATGATGACACTATTGATGCTTTTTGGTTAGCTACCCAGTTTGCAAAAGGAAATCCTAAAGCTGGAAAAAAGAAGCTTAAAAAACAAGACGATGGCACATATATGAAAGCTAGAAAAGCTTATAATTGGATAACAGGAAAACGTACTTAGTTTTGCATAAAAGAATAAATAAATAATAAATTTACGCATATGATTCAACAAGATAAAAGAGCAGATGAGATAAAAGAACGCTTTAGAAGATGGTTTGATGCACGTAAAGATTGGGATGTGCAAGCTAGAGAAGATATAGATTTCTATTTAGGCAACCATTTTACAGACCAAGAGGCAAGTGACCTTGCCGAAAGAAATCAAATGGGTCTGCCCATTGATCGTCTGTATGCTGCTATTGAGCAGTTTAAAGCAATTATCACATCTAAGCCACCAAAATTTTCTGCCGTTGGCAGAGAGGACTCAGATAACAAGTTAGCAAATGTATGGAAAACCATATTAGAATATATTTGGGACAATTCTAGTGGTGATGAAGTTTTCAAACAAGTCATACATGATTTTTCTGTAGCAGGTTTAGGTTATTTCTATGGATACATAGATCCAGAAGATGATTATGGAAGAGGAGAAGTTAAATTTACATATGTTGATCCATTTCGTGTAGTTGTTGATCCTAACAGTCGCAACAAGTGGTTTGATGATGCTTCTGGTATGCAGTTATCTACAATCGTAACAAGAGATCAATTGCTTGACACATATCCTATGTTGTTAGAGGAAGATGAGAATGGTGATTCAATTATAGACAATATAGAGCCTTTTGGCATAACTGATGAGGATTATCCAGCTTCTCAAAACAGACAAGAAGGTGGTTCTTTCACTCCAGATCGTGTAAAAGATTATGACTATGGACAGACTTCTGACAAATATAGATTAATAGAGGATTTTAGAAAAACTAAAGTTTCTTTTTATAGAATTTTAGATAAAGCAAGTGGAGAAGAAAAAGTTTTAGATAAAAAAGGCCTTGACATGCTTTTAGAAAATAAAAACACAGAAGCAGCTTTTGATCAGGGCAAATTTGATATTGTTGAGGTACAGCAGACAAGAATTAAAGTTACATGTATAGTTGGACAAGTTGTATTGTATGAAAGAATATTAGATACAAATATATTCCCACTTGTACCTGTTCCAAACATTTGGACTAATACCCCATATCCTATGAGTGATGTTCGTAAGAATAAGGGATTTCAGAGGTTCTTAAATAAAGTTATGTCTTTGATCACTTCGCATGCACAGGCATCGTCAGGATTAAAATTGTTAATACCTCAAGGCTCTGTACAAGATATAGAGGAGCTTGAACGAGATTGGGCGAATCCCAATGCAACGATTGAATATGACGCTTCATTTGGTGAACCTCACTTTCCCTCTCCACAGCCATTAGCTGGTTCTATACTACAATTACCACAAATGGTGGAACATTACATCGACTTAAACATTGGAATATTTGAGATGCAGCAAGGAAATGCAGAAGCATCTCCAAAAACATCGTCTGGTACAATGATGATGGAAGACTTTGGTCAAAGACGCTCAAAGTCTAAATTAAGAGATGTTGAGGCTAGTTTAAAAAGATTAGGAGTGCTAATGTATCATCTTGCAAAATCACATTATGATTTTAAAAAGACTTTTAGAATAGTTCAGCCTAACAATGATATAAGTGAATATACTGTTAATAAACGTATGTATGATGACAAAACTAAAGAATTGCAAACTATAGAAAATAATTTAAGTGTTGGTACTTTTGACATTAGGGTTATTGGCAATTCTACTATGCCATCAAACAAGTGGGGTGAGTGGAGCGTATATATGGAGGCATATCAAGCAGGTCTTATTGATAGGGTAGAAGCATTGAAGAAAACAGAAATATTTGATAAAGAAGGTGTTATGCAAAGAACTGATCAAGTAAATCAACTACAGTCTCAGTTACAGCAAGCACAAGAACAAATTAAAAAACTTGGTGGCGATTTACAAACAGCAGAAAGGCAAATTGTTAATTCACGTCAACAAGTTGAGGTTGCAAAATTTCAAGGGAAGCTTAAAGAGCAAGAATATGATTCTAAGACTCGAAATAGAGTTTCTATTGACAAATTATCAAACTCGGTCAAACTCCATGAGGAGAAATTACGTTTAGAGGCTATTGCTGAAAAGAAACGTGATAAATCTCGTTCTCAGGAGAAATCGAAAAATAAGGAGTAAGTCATGGCAAATGATCAAGACGTAATCGCTTCTGTTGTAGAGAGTCATGAAGATGGCCAACTCGATGCAGAAGTAGGGCAAGATGAAGGAACAAACAGCGAAGAGAGTTCTACAGTAGATTGGGAAGCACAAGCTAAATATCACCAATCTGAAAAGGATAAACTTTACGCTGAGAATAAGGAAATTAAAGCAAAGGTTCAAGAGTTTTTGGATTCACGTAAAAATGAACAACCAAGCACTTCACAAGAAACTGTTTTAAAACCTGATGAATTTGATCCTTGGGAAGCCTACAATGACCCATCATCAAAATCCTATAGATTTAGGATGCAAGAGATGCAGAAAACTATAAATGGTGCAGTTGAACAAGCTGTAGGTGGAATACAAGCAGAACAAGGAAGGACAAAGTTGCAAGCTGATTTAGCTCAAAGAGGGTTTAATCAACAGCAAATGGATTCATTTTTTGAGTTTGCTGATAAACATCCATCAGAATATGGCTTAGACAATGTTATCAAAATGTGGGAATCTGTAACTCAATCACCAAAAGCTATAAAAGAGAATCCTTTAGATAAAGTTAGACAAACTCAATCTTCTCCACAGGCAGCAGGCGTATTACAAGGCCAACAGCCAGAAAGAAAAGATGAATTTGATGAAATTTGGGAAGGGATTAAAGCTTCTGGTGACAACATGAAGTTTTAGTAAATAACAATAAAATGGAGAAAGAACAATGGCAATAACAGCAGGACAACTTAAATCGTCCAACATAACAGCTGCGGCTACTAGTGCTGATGTCGGTCAAGCCCCTGATCAAAGACGGCTTTACGACTTTAGTGATAGAGTGGCAGAACTATCGCCAGAAGAGTCACCATTTTTTGTATATCTAAATAAAATGTCAAAAAGACCTACTGATGATTCTCTATTTCGTTTTTTAGAGAATAGATCAAAGATTGATTGGACTACTCGTACATTTGAGTTAGCAGCTAATGTAAATGGTGGTTCTGCTGTAACAGCAGGATCTCAGTATTCATTTTCTGTTGATACAAGTGAGTCAGGTAGTGCAACCGATGTTAATTGGTTACAAAAAGGTATGGTTTTTGCAGTTCAAACACTTGATTCAACTGCTGGGACATCGTATGCTACAGTTCGTATTGATTCGGCTGTAACAGACACTGGTTCAGCTAATACATTTACTGGTAGAGTTATTTCATTGCCAAGTTCTGATTTCAGTACTGGTTATAATGTTTTATCAGACAATGATAAGTGTCAAGTTATCGGTACTTCATTTGAAGAAGGGTCAGGTTCTCCTGATGTATGGGCAAAAAGTCTTGATGATGACTTTGGTTATACACAAATCTTTAAAACAGCAGCCGAAATGACAAATACTGCTTATGCGACAAAATATAGAGGATATGCAAATGAATGGCAACGAATCTGGAATCTTAAACTAAGAGAACATAAAGTTGACATAGAGCGTGCAATGCTTTTTGGTCAACGTAATCGTGTCGATGGCATTCAGTACACTGAAGGTATCGTAGGTCACGTTGTAGCAAATAGTGCACCAACATCAGGTGATGCTAATTTATCATATTCACCTGGCGTAGCATATAATCGTACTTTAGCATCAAGTGAATTTACTTATGACAGGTTATTAACTGACTTTGAAGTCCTTTATGATCCTGCTCGTGGTGGTTCATCAGCAAAACTTGCTTTAGCAGGCCTTCCAGTTATGAGTTTGTTTAACAAATTTGGTGCTGGTGGACTACTAAAAGACAATTTCGATCTTAATAATATGCAAAAGCTCGAAATGAGTGGCTATGTAAATGGTTCTTATGGTCACAAGATACTTTCTGTGAATACTATTCATGGTGATTTAAATCTTGTAAAAGAGCCTTTATTTAGGCAGTTCTCAAGTGCGTACATGATGATAGTTGACATGCAGCAAGTGGCTTATCGTCCACTTTCTGGAAATGGAATAAATCGTGACACACACATTATAACTAATGTTCAGCAAGCAGATGAAGATTTACGTAAAGACATGATCGTAACTGAAGCAGGTCTTGAAATAACTCTTCCTGAATCACATTGTTTGTATAACTTTGAAGCTATAACATAAGGAGATAATGAATAATGAGAAGTGACGTTATAAATAAAAGTAGTGGAAGCTATGGTGAAAATAATAAAAAGATCATTACGTGGGCAAGTGGAGATTTGTCTTTAGCTGCTGCTGATTCAGGATCATTTGTAGAAATGGATACTGAACTAGGAGCTAATGCTACAGCAACTCTTCCAACTGCTTCAACTAGTCTTGGAGTTAATTTTAAATTCTTTTATAGTGCTGCACATGATGCAAATTATGCTAGAATTATAAAAACTCAAGCAACAGGGCAATTCTTTGAAGGATGCGTATTGCATCACGATTCTAGTGCTGCCAATGTAACAAATGACATACAAGCCGATGGAGATAGCAATTTCATTTTAACAATAAATGATGATGTTGAACCAGGTTCTTTTGTTGAAGTTGTTTGTAATGGAAAGTACTGGTTGGTTTCTGGCGTAATAACTGCTACTGCAGCTCCAGCTTTCAGTGACTCATAAACCTAAATAAATAAAGGTTAACAGTATTGCTTACTGTGGGGCAGGTCGTATAAAGGGCTTGCCCCAAACAAGCTAATAAGAATTATGATTATTAAAGCAATTATATTAACAACTCTTTTAGCAAACGAACCTACTATCGTTGCAATGCCTCCTGAAAAACCAAAATTAGAAAGAAGGCGTAGAGGTAAACAGAACAAAGGTAGGAAGCGTGGAGGTAATGGTTTAAGATAATGGCTAGAGATTATGATGATGAATATAATAAGTTTCAAAAAGACAAAACTGCATATCGTGCTAAGCTTAATAAATATAATAGAGACAAAGGTACATATGGAAATGGTGATGGATTAGATGCATCACATAAAGATGGTAAGATTGTAGGTTTTAAAGATTCTAGCAAAAACAAAGGTAAAAAGGAAAAAAGTAGATTGAAAGGATCAGAAAGAAAAAAATATGAAGATGGTGGTTATAATAAATATCCAGAAGGTGGTAATCTTTATGGAAAGTCTCATGATGATGGTGGTATTAAAATTGAGGCAGAAGGTGGTGAATTTATAATAAAAAAAGATTCTGTAAATCAAGCTACAATAGATACATTAGAATATATTAACAAGCATGGAGATGTGCCAATGTCTGATGCTAGAAACAGGAGAAAAAAGTAATGGCATTTAAAAAAGCAAGAAAAAAATTAGAAGAAGCAATAAAAAAAGCACGTCTTAAAAAAGCTTATAAAAAAGAAGGAATGGATAAAAAAGCTGCTAAAGCTAAAAAAGGCTCAAGTGGAGAAGAGCGTTTGGCTGAAGCAAGGTATAGTGATGGTGGTAAAGTAGAAAGCAATGACATGTTTTCTTTTCCAACAAAGGATGCAAGAAACAGATGATGAAAAAAAAGAAATATTATGGTGGTGGAATGACTTCTAAGATGTATGAATATGGTGGAAGTGTTGATCCATTTTCTAGTAAAAATCCTGAAGGTGTTCCAATAACAAATGCACAGGAACGTACACAAAAAATGGCTATGGGTGGCATGATTGATGATAGTGAGAAAAAAACATTAAAGAAGCATAGTAGTCATCATAGTAAAAAACATATGGATGAAATGAAAAAAGATATGGATAAAGGAAGTTCTTTTACTAAAGCCCATAAAAAAGCATTAAAAAAAGTAGGTAAGTAGTATGTCTATAGTATATTTTTGTCATAAATGCAATAATAAGGTAGAGTGTGCAACAAAAGCAGAGATGATATGTGCATGTGGAAACCATGCAAAAGATCATGAAGATACACGTAACCATGTTAATATGCGAAATACTTGGTCTAAAACAACTAAAGTTGAGTTTAATACTACCACAATAGATGAGTCAATTAAAAGGATGAATAAATAATGGCTGAAACTACTTTAGCATTACAAATACAGAATTTAGTTGGTGGAGCTACCCTTGATCAAGATTTTTGTGATGATATGGCTACTGAGGCATGCAAAGATATTATAAATCAATTGCCAGAGGAATTAAAAGAAAAGTGTGCTACAAGAAGTACATTAAATAATTCTGCAACTACTCTTGATTTAGACGGCAAAGGCGATATTTTACATATTGTGCGTTTATCTGCCGATTCTGGTGGTTATCAAATACCTTGTAGAAAAATACCTTCAATGTATGGAGATCTTTCAAATGATCCAAATGATTTAAATTATTATGCAACTGCAAGCGATCCAGTTTATTGGACTGCTGCAAATTCATCAGGAAATCCTACATTGTTTGTAAAGCCTTTACCAACAGCAAATCAGCCAGCATATGTTCATCATGTTACATATCCTACAGTAAATGTAGATGCTAGTTCAACTGTAGAAATAGCAAATTTTCCTGACGAAGCAACTCACCTTGTGGTTTTATATGCTGCTTCAAGGCAATTATTAAAATTTCAAGCAATAATGACTGCTAGTTGGAATAGTGATATTACTACGGCTCTTGGTGCTATTACAACAGAGCTAAATAAAGCTGATGATATAATAAATACAGCACATGGAAAAGTTGGAAATTATTATACAGATATAGCTGAGCTTGAAAATGCAGATCTATGGGATGATACTAATAAAAGATTTGATGAGGTAAAGTTATCACTAGAAAATGCTATGAGCCTAATAGGTTTTACTACTACTGGTGATAAGTATAATGCTAATTATGATTTAGAAGCTAACATGGCTGATATTGACGCTGAACTTGCAAGTGCTACAACTCAGATAGCTGCTGAAGACACTGAGCTTGGTAGTGCATACATTCAGTCTGGAAGTGCAAGAATGCAACAAGCACAAACACAAATGAATGCTGTATCAACTCATCTTAGCACAGCTCAAACAGCAATGAGTGAAATAAATGGTTTAATTCAAAAACATAGTTTACCTCTTGCAGGAGTTCCACAGTATATGTCAACAGCTTCAGGATATATTTCTCAAGCAAGTGGGTATGTAGCTGAGGCAGGTGCAAGGCTACAGCAAGATGTAACTAAATACCAATGGTATGGAGATCAATATACAAAATTATTTTCAGAATATACTCGTGGACTTGGAGTGTTGAAAGGAGCTTAAATGACAGTTAAAACTGTATTTTCACAATTAGAAAAATTATTTGGAAGAAATTCTGAAGCATATCTTATACAATTGTTAAATGATGGTTTAATGGATATAGCTAATAAAAAAGGTGGATACACTGTATCTGCTACTACAGATTTAGAAAAAAATAAAAGATGGTATGATCTTCCAGAAAAAGTATTAAGCATAGAAAGAGTAGAAATACTTGATACTAATAATAGATATATATTAGTTCCTAAGCTTACTGACCCACATAAAATACTTAGAGCAGATACTGATATATCTGATGATACGCTTAAATAGGAGATAGTATGGCAAACAGAACATATCCAAACGATTATTTTGCATGGTATAATGATGATCAAAGACTGGCTATTTTATGTCAAGATACTACATCTACATCAAGCGAAAGAACCTCAGAAAAATATGATACATTTCAAGATAGTGGAAATTTAAGTGGCACTATAACTGATGCTGATTGTGCGAGTGGAAGTACAATAACTTTTACAAGTGCTTCTCATGGTCTTGCTACAGGAGACAGAGTTAGTATATCAGGAACAACTAGCTTTAATGACAGTGCATTAGCAAGTCAAAGTGTAACTGTTGTAGACTCAGACACCTTTACAATGTCAAAGTCTTCATCAGGATCAACAACAAATGAAACAGGTACTTTT